ATTTATCCCAAAAAGATAATTTTAATCGATATTTCTCACCAACTTTTACTCTAATCATTTTCTTCTTACCTTATCTATCAATTCTGGCGTCCACGTCGGGACCGGAGAGAAGCGCTCTATCAACCAGGCTAGGTCGTACTTAGCTCCCTCCCATCGGTTGTTGTACCAAAAATCATCACAGTATTTATTTCCTTCTATCATCTTGAGTTTATCGAGAAAATACCCCCTGCCGTATGTCTTGCCCTTGTGAAGATGTGCGTACCAAGTGTGCTTGTTTATGTAGACCCTGCCTCCACCTAGCCATGTCTTGAGCCCTATCTCTTGAGCCTCCCGAACGAAGGTCCCATACCCTACCTCACTCATCCCACCAAGTCGATCAAGATAGTGATGGCGGGTCATGAACCAGCACGATCCCTGGAAACTCATATTCTCATCGATCATATACTCTAGCTTATCCATTCTCTCCTTGGTCCGCTCATTCCACACGTTGCCCTTCACTCCCAGATCGTCAAATGACGACAGATACTCGTAGTCTACCGGTGGCTTACCCACCTCTTGTAGCACCCAGTTCTCGGCGTCTAGTCGGTGCCGGCGAGGTATCACAATCCAGTTGTCACCGCCCTCATACTCCATCCACTTTTCATCAAGCTCAAGACGCTTAACATACTCTGGGACTCCCGCTTTTAACTTCTCGTCAAATCCTTCATCATACATACAGTGACCGTCTGACTTCATAAGATACTCACCATGCGCAATATTGGCTCCCTCATTGATACAGGCGCGCATACCTCGGGGAGCGCCGTGGTGTAGGTAGACTACCCGCTTATCACTGATTATCTCTTCTGGGGGCGTCCAATAGCCGTCCAGGACCACAATGACCTCAATAGGTCCCTTTGCCTTGGCTAGTAGATCTTTTACGGTTTTATAGAGGAATTGCTCATTACGACTTGGAATAATTACAGATACCATACCATTAGTTGTGGTCATAGTATACATACTATCAATCTATGCAAATAGTGTCAAATCTATGCAACCAGACTTAGATGAATGGAGTTGGAGACGGAGAAGGACTCGTTGAAGAGCTCGGAGAGACGCTTGAGGAAGGAGAGACTGAGGCGGATGGAGACTTGGAGGCACTGGGCGAGACTGAGAGGCTTGAGCTTGAGGAAGGACTGACAGAGGCGGATGGACTGACAGAAGCGGAGGCGGACTTGGATAGCGACTGACTGACTGAGGCGGAGGGACTGACTGATCCAGACGGTGAGACCGAGCGAGAAGCGGAAGATGAGGCTGTAGAGGAAGCGGAAGCCGAAGGTGATACTGAAGCACTTGGCGATACCGAAGCAGATGGTGAGTTAGAAGCCGAAGGACTGACTGAAGCACTGACCGAAGCCGAAGGACTGACAGAGGCGGATGGTGAGGGGCTCTCTGAGGCGCTAGGGGATACGCTAGCACTTGGTGAGACTGAAGCTGATGGACTGACGGATGGACTCTCTGAGGTTGAAGGTGAGACTGAAGCTGATGGAGATGGCGAGACGGAAGAGGAAGCGGAAGCCGAAGGACTGACTGAGGCACTTGGTGAGGCAGAAGATCCGGCAGTGTTACCTAGCAAGCTCCAAGAAGCGGATGAAGTGGTCCCGACATTGACATAGAGGTTACGCCCAGTCTTATCTAGGTCGCGGAAAAATGCGCCTTGCTTGAATCCTGAGTAACCAGTGGGAAGAGTGTTGCCCTCGGCTTCAAGAATATTTCCATCTGAGTGTTCACGAATAACGGCGTTGTATTGATAGGGGACGCGAGCGTCGAGATAGGCTTGTTCTTCTGAGGTAAGGTCCGGGGAAGTTTGAGCTAACAAGCGAGCCACTCTGTCCTGATCTGCTTTAGGTAGTTGGGAGAGTAACTCAAAGGCTGTCATAATTGTGGTCGTCCGTATTTAAGTTGTAAGGCTAGTAATTTCTGAAGCTCCAATTTCTCTTCGTTAGTAATATCGCCCGGGTGTTTCCACTGAAGCTCTTGAATACGGTTAATATGTTTTTCCTTGAGTTGTTTTTTAGCTTTAATTTTCGCCATATAATCTTGCTCTACTATAGCCCTGGGGTTTTTATTGCCCCAGGGTTAATCAAAATTCAAATTAAGCAAAGGTAGCGAACAGCTCGGTGGCGAAGTGCCTACGAGAGTCTGGAACCTTGGCGCCGTAGACGAAGAGATCTTTATAGGCGGTCCCGAAGTTGCCAACGATGTCTTCTTCGATGTCTGCACTCAAGAGCTTCTCTGCGAAGGTAACCCAATTGGGGTGACCAGCCAAAAGGTGGAAGCCATTGGTGTTATCTCCAGTCAAGCGGTTGCTCATGAAGATCTTGAAGCCCTTGAGCATGGTCAACATGCTACGCTTCACGAGTTCTTCATAGACTTCTGGAACGTGAAGGGTAATACCCGACGCGCCATTAGTAGCAATGTCTTCAAACTCTGGCGGGACTATCAAGAAACGACCATCTGCGGGAACTGAGGAGTACCCGAAGGATTCCGCTTTGTCGAGTTTCAACTTAAGTTGACCGACCTTAGCAAGAATGTTGGACGTGGTAATCGAGACCGCCGTTACAGCTTCGATTGTGTAACTTGCGCCGGCGTCAATTGCTCCTCCTGTGTAGGCTGAGGTCGTGTCATCGAAGTCATCTTCAATCACAATGCTTTCTGCTGAAGCATAACTCTTCACTCTGTACCAGAGGGAATGACCAGTAGCTTTGAAACCCTTGCCTACCATCGCCGAAGTGAAGGTAGTCCCTGATCCGGTGACTGCACCGGTTGTGACGTCAACGGTCACTGTACCAGTCGTGTAGTCAGTCCCGACACGGTTGCCTGCTCCGACGTCTCCGTAGAGACCATAAACATAGGATTCCATGTTTTTATTGCGCTCATCGGCTTTCTGGGCTACAACGGTGGAGTGGGGGTCTTTGATGTAGGATTCCCAATTATCGATGGTCAATTCCTGCCAGTAGAACGATTTCCACTGATCAATGGTCAAGACACAATTGTTTTCGTAGAGAGAATCGGCTGAAGCCAAGTTGTCACCAGTGTAGGTCCGCTCAGTGATACGAGCGATATTCAAGATGTTCAACTTCGAACCAATCTTGTTAATCTCGCCTTCGTACTGACGGTTAACAACAACCTCGAGCTGAGATTTGTCGTAAACTTCGAGTAACAATCTTTGTGAGAAACCTTGAGCTAATGTGGTACCGCGTGCAGATGACATATTGGTAAAAGTCCTATATATAAATATATTTCTTTTACCGTCTCTATACGAGGTTAGGAAGAATTAGTCACTACTATAGATCAAATGAATATGGTTTGTCAAGTAGAGGACAATTTACAGATTGCGAATCTTGCCGGCTATCAATAGGCGCTTATACTCTGCGTAGTTGCTCTTCATCAAAACCCTAGCTTCATCAGGTCCAATCTTATCGTCAACTGGCTTAATGGGCTCTGCGGGACCACCAGATCCCTGTGGAAACATCTCCCCCTTCTTTGGCGCCGGCTTCTTGAGCGCTTGGTCTCCTGCAAATGCTAGTAACAGATCCTCAAACTCTAAGCCTCGACGAGTGGGTTTACTGACAAAATCCTTAAATTCGTCTAGTTTGCCTTCAAGCTCAGGGAAGTTCACGAGCGTCACTGGATCTGCGATAAATGTATCGACCTTCTCATTCCACTCATCCACCTTCTTAAACTTTGAAACTGCCGAATGGATTATCCCGAACTTCTGCTTACCAATAAAACTATCCTTGGCTAGTCTCTGCTCAGTCGGAGTCATCTCTTCCCATTCTGGATACTCTTTAGCTAGCTCTTCCGGGGTTGGTTCTGGAATGGCGTCTGCCTTATCTACTGCCTCGGCAATCTCTTTGCTCTTAAATCCAAGGACCTGAGCTTCACGCGCGGAGGCTTTAGCTTTACGCTCCCAATCCGTCTCAACTGGGGGAATCTCCGGGGTCGCGGGAGGTGTAGCGGGAGGCTCTGGAGTCTTGGGTAGCTCTGGTGTAGCGGGAGGCGTTACCGGGGGAATCTCCGGGGTCGCAGGAGGTGTAACGGGCGGGATCTTTTTCGATTCTTCAAGCGCCTTCTTCATTCCTTCCTCTAGCTGAGCTTTTGTGGGTTTGATATGATCTGCCATATTATTTTACCGTCCTTATAAAGGGTTTGGTTCAACACAATACTATTGTAATGCTTGCATTGCTTCAATTACTTTTTCCTTACTTGAGAGAGTTTCCGGATCTCTAACGCCAACTTTCCTAGCCATATCATCTAGTTGTTTACGAGACTTTTCCATGAGTGGGACCTCGCCTACATTGCCAGGCTTAACTTCCGATTTAGTCTCCAAAACATCAGAGTACTCTTCTCTCTGACCCTTAGTAAGATACGAGACGCGAGCTTTCAGGTATGCCTTATCATCTTCTGATAGCTTATCACTGGACTTCTGGAATATCTGCTTGAATCGTTTATAGATTGCCTGCTCTGCGACCTTGATCCGCTTATTGATCTTTAATTGTATTTTATCTTGTTGGAGGTCTTGGTCTTGCTCTTCTTGGAATCTTTGTGCTTCATCTAACATATAAGTATAGTGTATGTACTTTTTTTTGAATTGTCAAGTTTTTTTCAATTCAACGTCTTCTCGGTGTGCAATACTAGCATACGCCTTTTTCATGGTAGTCGAGTGACCAACCACCTGTCCTGTCTTATGATTGACAATCGCAAACTTTTTTGCACCTTTCACCTTCTTAACTATATATGGCATGTTATCCCTTCATTCTATTATTGAGCATACTGGTCATTGCCTGCTCGACTGCCTTCCTCGCCTTAACTGGACCAATAAGAAAAGCCTCGAGTAAAACAATGTTGCGAAGCCTAGACTGTATCCCGATCCTATTTTGATCTTGATACCATTTCTGAATAAGACCATAAAAAGGAATGAAGAGAGAGAGTACGCCAATCCATGAATGGGGAGTCTCCTGTTTATATACCGCCAACTCCTGCTCTAGCGCGTCCCGGATCGACCTCACGTAGTCGCGCACAAGCTCTACTGTAAGCTGATTGCTGTCTAGGGTCTGGTTCCAAAGGAGATAAACATCGCGCTCTGCCTGAGTAAGATCTTCGTACTTGAGACCTAGCTTGCCGATAAAAGCATCTACTGGAGTCATATAGTAAGTATATACCTATTTAATTATTTATAC